TCGTTCCGCCAAATCTGTTCCACGCTGGATTTACCGGCGGACAAAATCAAAGATGCGGCATTTCACCCGGCGAAATTTCCGCAGATCATCGCAATGCTGCGGGCAAGAAAAAAACGATGAACTGGACGCATGAACAACTCCGACAACTCGGCTACCGGCAAAATCCCGATGGTTCATTCTCTCACACTTCAACTTCGCGGATACCTCACGCCCAGCCTCAACCGGCTCCTCGGCCAGCACTGGACGACACTCCAAAAGGAGAAAGTCCGCGCCCGCCGCGCACTCGACTCCGCATTGAAAGAAAATCCATTCGCTTACTTGATGCAGACAACTACGCAGGAGGTTGCAAGCCACTCATCGACCAGTTGCGCTACGCGAAACTCATCCCGGACGACGATCCAGAAAGTGTCGAAATCCTCTTCCGGCAAACCAAAGTCAAAACGAAGAAAGAAGAAATGACGCACATCGAAATAACAACCACAGGGGGAGTATGAGGGGGAGATTCCCAATACTTGTCAAGATCAATTTTGACTGATACCATCAACTCTATGAAACTGAACCCAAAACAGGAGGCGTTTTGCCAAGGTGTCGCGAGCGGTCTCTCGCTCACGCAAGCCTACATCCGCGCCGGTTACTCGGAAAAGGGAGCCGATGGTGCCGCTTGCAAATTGCAAGGAAATGCAAGTGTAGCCGCCCGAATTGAAGAACTCCGCGCCAAGTCGGAATCCAAGATGAGCTACAAACGCGAGACCTACCTCGAAACACTCCGCGAGCGGTTCATGGAAATGCCACCGGAACTTCCCGCCACGGCGAAATACGGGGAGATGCTCGCGAAGGCGATGGGTTGGAACGAACCGGAGAAGGTCGAGGTCTCGGGAGGGCTGGACCACATCATCACCATCGGTGGCCCTCAAAATTAACATCATCCCGCGCCCGCAGTTGGCGAGCTACCTGCACCGGACGCAACGCTGGTCGGTGATGGTTTTGCATCGCCGCGCCGGGAAGAGTTTCGTCTGCATCCAAGACCTCATCGCGAAGGCGCTCTCGCACAAGCGCAGCGGGCCGCCGCTCCGCTACGCTTATGTGGCTCCGACCCGTGAGCAGGCGAAGGACATCGCGTGGAAATACCTGGTTCAATTCACCAGCCAAATCCCCGGGGTGGTGATCAACAAGGCCGATCTCGCGATCACCTTCGGCAACGAGGCGACGATCCGACTCTACTCGGGCGAAGCCTACGAGCGCCTCCGCGGAATCTACCTCGATGGGGTGGTGATGGACGAGGCCGCGGATCTCGATCCCGCGGCGTGGGACAATGTCATCCGGCCCACGCTCACCGACTACCAAGGATGGGCGACATGGGTGGGAACACCCAAGGGAAGAAACATTTTTTGGAAGATGTGGAACAAAGCGTGTGCGGACAACGACTGGTTCACACTCCAACTCAAGGCGAGCGAAAGCGGAATCATCCCGCCCGAGGAACTCGCGGACATTCGGCGTGGAACCACGGAAAATGCGTTCCAGCAGGAATACGAATGCTCGTTCAACATCGGTCGCCCGGGCGCGATCTATGTGCGATCCCTAGAAAAAGCGCGAGCCGAGAAGCGGGTCACTAACGATGTCCTGTGGTTCAAGGAGCTTCCCGTCTACACCTCATGGGATGTGGGCGCTCCGCTCAACCAGAAGGTGTGGATTTGGCAGATGGTCGGCGACCGCATCAACTATCTGGAATCCCTCTCCGGGTCCGATGAATGCAAGACCCCAGCGGATTGGGCGGCACGACTCAAAGATCGCCAATATGCCTACGGGGGGCATTACATCCCGCATGATGCCGCAGCGGAAGTGGGAGGACTCTGGCAAGAGGCGCTCGCTCGCAGCGGACTGACCGGCGTCTGCCCTGTGCCTCGGCAGATCAGCGTTTGGGATGGGATCAATCTCGCGAACGATGCGTTCCCTCGCATCTCGATGAACGAGGCCGGTTGCGCGGATGGCATCGAGGCGCTCGACGCCTACCACAGCAAAGAAGAGCGCGATGGGGTGACCATCAAGGATGTGCCGGTGCATGATTGGAGCAGTCACTTTGCCGATGCGTTCAGCCTTTCGCACCAAGCAATCAAGCGCGGGATGGTCATCGACCGCTCCGCGATCCCGCGCAAACCGGAGCGCCATGAGGCCATCAAAGTCGTCGCCGGATTCCGGGGCGGTGGATTCGGAAAGGTGCGGCGGTGAAACGCGAACTGGAACTCCAAATCCTCGACCTCTACCGGCGCTACCCGCAGCCGCGATCCTTCTCCGAGGAGGTAGAATTGACGGCATGGAATGGGGTGGTCGTGAACACCGAGGACTTCTTCATGCTCGCCCGCCCGGTAGACATTCACGACCCCGATGAACGCTGGCGCGATGCCGCCCATACATACCACCGGTTGTGTCAGAACTGCTGGCTGATCACTATATATTGTGGTATCAGTCAAAATAACCCTTGCAACTTCGCACCGTATATACTTCCCTTCATCGCATGGAGTCGGCGAGACCGCCCGCTCCGAGTTTACGAAACCCAAAAACTCCAAACGCGATGCGACTTACTGACCACACCGAAAACCCCATCCTCTCTCCCTGCCTAGCTTGGTTCGGAGGAGGCGGACGCAAAGGCCCGAGCAAGCAGGAGCAACAAGCCGCGCAACAGCAGCAACAGCAGATGCAGCAAGCCGCCGCGCAGCAAGCCGCCGCGCAGCGCCAGCAGATGGAAATGCAACGCCAGCAGTTTGAGGAGCAAAAACGCCAGCAGGCCGAAATGCTCAAACAAATGGAGGCGAACAAGCCCGCTCCCGGGGCGCAGGTCGTCCAAGGGGACACCGAAACAGACATCCGTAGGCAAGCTGCTCAACGCCGTGGAATGAGAATGTCGATCCTCGCCGGGGAATCCTCGCAGGCTCCCACGATGACCGGTTCTTCGACCCTCGGTTGATGCAGTTTTGACTGATACCAATGACCGGAAAAAATCCCGACCTCGTTGAGAAGGTAATCCAGCGCCACCAAGAAATGGTGCAACAACGCACCACATGGGAAACCTTGTGGGAGGACATCGCGAAGTTCGTGATGCCACGGAAAGCCGGTCTATTCACCCAGCAGTCGCAGCCGGACATTGCCGACGAGACGGCGCTATTTGATGCCACGGCGGTTCGAGCGAACATGATTCTCGCGAACGGCCAACTCGCGTGGATGACGCCGATGGAATCACGCTGGTTCTCGATGGACGCACCGAAGGAAATGGAGTCCGAGGACACGGTCGAACAATGGTTCAAACGATGCACGGAAGTCGTGCAGTCCGAACTCACGCGGTCGAATTTCTACACCGAAATTCACGAACTCTATCTGGACCGTGGCGCATTCGGCACGGCGGCGATCTTGGTCGAGGCCGGTCGCAATTCCCCGCTTAATTTTGTGAAACTCGACATCGGGTCGTTCGCTATCGCGGAGAACGACGAGGGCTATGTCGATACGCTCTCCCGCGAATACGAGATGACCGCTCGGCAGGCCGCGCTCAAGTTCGGCGTGGAGGCGCTTCCAGAGGGGATGCGGAAGGAACTGGAGTCCACGAAGTCCTCCAAGAAATACACGATCATTCACATGATCTATCCCCGGGGTCCGGGCGAGATCGAACTCGGCAAGAAGGACGCGAACAACAAACCGTATGCGAGCGTCTACATCGAGAAAGCCTCGCGCCATGTGCTGCTCGTCTCGGGTTACGACGAGCAACCGTTTTTCGTCACACGCTACCTCAAGTGGAAATCCTGCGAAGCGTATGGCTACTCGCCAAGCTGGACCGCGCTGCCGGAATGCAAGCAACTCAACTTTCTTGAAAAGCAACTCGACTCGCTGGCCGAACTCACCGCCTTCCCGCGCATCCTCATTCCCGCTGGATTCGATGGCGACATCGATCTTCGCGCCGGGGGCGTGACTTACTTTGACCCGAACAACCCGCAGGCCACGCCGAAGGAATGGGGAACCGGCGGGCGCTACGATGTCGGAGTCGCTCGGGCCGAGACCAAGCGCAACGCAATCAACGAAGCGTTCCATGTCGATCTTTTCAAGATGTTCGCGATGCTTGAAAAGCAGATGACCGCTCGCGAGGTGGCCGAGCGCAGCGCCGAAAAGCTCATTCAATTCTCGCCGACCTTTGCCCGGATGACCACGGAACTTTTCAATCCGATGCTCCGCCGGGTTTTTGCAATCCTCGCCCGCCAAGGCAAGTTCCCGCCACCACCCCAGCAACTCGCGATGGTCGGATTCATCCCCGAGCCGGATATCGCCTACAATTCGCGAATCGCGCTCGCGATCAAGCAGCTTGAAAACGCCGCATTCGTCCGCACCTCGGAAATGCTACTGCCCTACGCGCAGATCAAGCCCGATATGCTCGACAATTTCGACTTCGACGAGATCACCCGCGACATGGCCCGCAACGATGGCCTGCCTGCCCGCTGGCTGATGGACGAGGAAATGGTCGCGCAGACTCGCGCCTCCCGCGCCCAAGCCGCGCAGGCCCAGATGCAGGCGGAGCAAATGGAGCGCACCGCTGCCGCGCTCGGCAAGGCCGGGGCGGTGAAGCAGGACTCGATGCTCGCCGGAATGCTTCCCGGCATGATGGGACAAGCGTGATGGCTCCCGAAGACAAAGCCGCCGCCCTCCGGCGCGAGCGCGAGCGCCAGAAGATCACCAACGCCTACCACCGCGTGTTCACCTCCAAGGAAGGCCAAGCGGTCATTGCCGACCTCAAGGCGCAGTTCGCCACCGAGTCCCAAGTCTTTCTGCCTGGTTACGATTTCAACCCCGTGGTCGCCGCCCTCCGCGATGGCCAGCGCGGTGTGATCCTTCACATCGAAGCGGTCCTCCGCAGGCCGGTCATCGCGGACGGCGACATCGAAACTCCTAAACGAAAGGTCAAAAAATGAGCAAGAAAACCGAACCCAAAAACGACATCCCGCCACGCCCCGAAATGGACCCGATGCTTGGAGACAAAACCATCGAACTGGTCGAGTGGCTGCGCGACTACGCGCCCGAGGAATTTCAGAAGACCTACGCCGGTCGCGAGACCCATCTCGGTTACCACCCGCATCAAGACTGATGCGGGGTTTTGACTGATACCATTTATGGAAGACACCACCATCGACACCTCCGGCGAGGAATCACTTCTCGCCGCAGCCGATAACACAAGCGCCTCTCCGGAGGCACAGGCGCAGCAGCCCGCTGCGGAAACCACGCAACCCTCAACTCCCTCGACCGGCTGGGTGAATCCAGACGGCACCTTCGGTGACAAGTGGCTCGATGCCCTGCCCGACGATGCGAAGGATTACAAGGACACGCTCGCGAAATACAAAAGCGTTCCCGACATGGCGAAGGCGCTCGCGAACGCGAATGCGCTGATCGGGAAAAAACTCGGCGTCCCCAACGAGAAATCCTCGCCCGAGGAGGTCGCCGCTTTTCGCCGCGCCATGGGCGTTCCCGAAACTCTGGAGGAATACAAGTTCGCTCCAGACTCGCTGCCCGAGGGCATGACATGGAGCGACGACATGGCGAAACCGTATGCCGAGATCGCTCACAAGCACGGCATCCCGCCATCGGCCATGAAGGAACTCGTCGCGCAACACGCGAAGACCGAGATGTTCAAGCTGGAGGCGATCCAAGCCACCTACGAGAAGCAACGCACCGAGGCCGTGGCGACCTTGCAAAAGGAATGGGGAAATGATTTCGGAAAGAACATCGGACTCGCCAAGCAGGCCGCGAAGATCGCCGGGGTCGATGCGAACTCGCATGGGTTCAGTGATCCCGAAGTCGTGCGTGGATTCGTTCGCATGGCGCAAATGATGAGCGAGGACAAGGTTGGTCGCTCGATGGGCGGCACCGAGTTCATGACCGGCGCGGCCCGCGCCAAAGACATCATGTCGAACCCCGACAATACTTGGCACAAGCGTTACATGGAAGGCGACCGCGAAGCCGCCGCGCTTGTCACATCCTTGCTCAAGCAGGGATGAATTTCTGCGGGGTAGTGAAGAGGCATCACACCAGTTTCATAATCTGGAATCCCGAGTTCGATTCTCGGCCCCGCTAATTTTTGACTGATACCACGGAGTGTGCTACACACTCCTCCGTCAGAGCAGACACCTCCTTTGTTGAGCCTGCTCCCTAATACCCGCCGTCGAAGACCCCACACGGGACACTCGGAAGCGAAGGGAGCAACAAACCATCAGTTTCGACTGATACCAACCTCACACAAACCAAAGGAGACAAAATGCCCGATCTAAACGGAGTTCTGACGAACATCCCCAACCACTACACCACTCAGTTCGATAGCAACTGGAAGCACCTCGTTCAGCAGAAAAATTCCAAGCTGAAAGAATATGTGACCCTCGATTCCATCGAAGGAAAAGAGAAGTCCTACAACCAACTCGACGCAACCTCGATGACGCAGATCACGGATCGCTCCCGCGATACCCGCATCAGCGACCAAGTGATGGCAAAGCGTTGGATTCGCCCGCAGCAATACGACTGCGCGAAACTCGTTGACGAATGGGACGAGCAACTGCTCGGCGAGGTCGTCCTTCCGACCAGCCCGATCATCCAGTCCCATGCACAAGCCTATGGCCGCACCTGCGACTCGATCATCATCGGCGCTCTCGGCGGCACAGCTTTTACCGGCGCGACCGGCACAACCGCAACCGCATTGCCTGCTGGCCAGAAGGTCGCAGTCAACTTCGTGGAAAGCGGAACAGCCGCCAACTCCGGCCTCACCATCGCCAAACTCCGCCGCGCCAAATTCATCCTCGACGCAGCCGATGTGGACGAGGAGGAGGAGCGCATCATGGTTGTTTCGGCTCGCCAGCTTCAAGACCTGCTCCGCACGACTGAAGTGACCAGCGCCGACTACAACACGGTTCGCGCCTTGGTGGACGGAAACTTGAACACCTTCATGGGTTTCAAATTCCGCCGCACCCAACTCCTCGGCCTCACCTCGACGGTTCGCTCCTGCTTCGCCTATGTGAAGTCCGGAGTCATCCTCGCCGAGCGCGGACTCAAGACCCACATGGACATCCGCACAGACCTCTCGCACTCCCTTCAAATCCGTTCCGTGGCCAGCCTCGCTGCTGTTCGCATGGAAGAGAAGAAGGTCGTCGAGATCGCCTGCGACGAAGCCTAACCAAAACCCGCTGGCAGACCGGGAAAAGTCTGCCTTCCCCCCTTTTCCATTTTCTAACGCGCCTCAATGACAGACATCCAAATCTGCAACCTCGCTCTCGCCCGACTCGGTGACGCCCGCATCACCTCGCTCTCGGACGCGACCGCACAGGCGCAGTATTGTTCTCTGTTCTACGCGCAGACTTTGGAGGAACTCCAAACGGAGTTCGATTGGCAGTTCTGCCGGAAACTCGCCTCGCTGACCGCTGACGCCACTTCTCCAGCCTTTGGCTACGCCCGCCGGTTCGCCGTTCCCTCCGACTTTCTCCGACTGATCCGCCTCAACGGGATCGATGAGGACGAGAACTTCTCCAAGTGGGAAATCGTGGATGGATTCATCCACACCGACCTCGCCGCACCCGCGCAGATCGAATACATCGCCCATGTCACCGACGCCGCGAAGTTCCCTGCGGTTTTTGTCGAAATCCTTTCCGCGAAGCTGGCCACGAACCTCGCGATGCCGCTCACCGGCTCGAAAGACCTTTTCGCTCAAATGGCCGAGGTTTTCTCGGCCAATATGCAGCGCCCGGTCGTCAAGGCGCTGATCCTCGCGACCGCCAAGGACCGCCCATCGACCACGCTCACCGAGGACGAGCTTTGCCGCCAAGCGATCCTGCGTGTAGGAACCGCCGAGCAGTTCGGACCCTCCTCGCAGGCGATGCTCCTCGCCAAGTCCCTCTACCCACAGGTGCGCGATGCGCTCCTCCTCGCCGGATCATGGACATGGGCGATGAAGTCCACCACGGTCATCGAATCCCTCCCGCGCCCGGAATACAAGTGGGCTTACCGCTACGCGATCCCCGCCGACTGCCTGCGCGTGTTCCGGGTCAATGATTACGACTACTCGACCGGCGACTCGTCGTGGGAGGTGTCTGGGAACTTTGTCCTCACCAATGCCGATTCCGGTTCGCCCGCATGGGTCGTGGATCGTGTCTACGAGGTCGGCAATGCGGTTTCCAACAACGGCGCGGTTTACCGCTGCCTGGTTGCCGGTTCGACCAAGCAACCCGGCGTCACTTCCGGGTGGACGACCGATTGGGATATCTGGCTCGGGTCCGCCATCACGCTGGAATATGTCCGCAAGGTAACGGATGTCACGGCCTTCGATTCCCTTTATATCGACCTCCTCACGGCCAACCTCGCCTCCAAGCTTGCGGTCCCGCTGACCGGCGATGCGAACAAGGCCGCGCTGCTCGCGAAGGAAACCGAGGTGCTGGCCAAAAATCCCGCCATGCGCCGGGATTCCACCGAGCGCAAGGGCCGGATCAAGCCCGCGTGGATGTCGAGCAAACTCGTCTCCTCCCGCAATGGAGGTGATGGCATCGAGGCATCCAAGGCGACCGGCGGCGGTCCCGCAGGCGGGATCAGCTACCCATCGCTCCAAGTCCAAGTCGGGACGGTCACCGCACTCCCCAGCGGAACGACCCCCACCGTCACCAACACCGGCCAATACGACACGGCGGTCTTGAATTTCGGACTCCCGCAAGGGCCGGTCGGTCCAGCCAACACCCTCTCGGTCGGCACGGTCACCGCTGGCCCGACCGCTGCGGCCACAATCACCGGCACCGCCCCGAACCAGACCCTAAACCTCACCCTCCAGCAGTCCTCGCTTCTCTCCTCGGCGAAAACAACGCTGACCGGCAACGGGGTTCTCCGCACTTTTTCGGTTTCCGGCCTCAAATCGAGCGACCCGAACCATGTTATCGTCTCGATCAACGGTGTCGTGCAGGAACCCACCACCGACTACCTCGTCAATCAAGGCAGCGGCACGATCACCTTCACGACCGCGATCCCGAACGGCGCGAAAATCGTCGTCGTTGCCCTTGGTCTCTACTCGCCCACCACCCAGCGCGATCCGGATAACTACATCCACGCCTTTGCGCTCAACACCGCAAACACCTTTTCCTACTACGGCCTGCTGCTCAATTCTGACATCCCCGCCACCGGCTCCGCTGCCGCCGTGGCCAAGTGGATCATCACCCGCTCCGCGCTCTCCGCCGCCGGAGCCGTCACTGCCACCGCCCAAGCGACCAATGTCGCGTGGATCAACCGGGAGACCGCCACCTACGCATGACGACGATCACCGAATCGAACATCACCCAGCAACTGGACCTCTCCCAGTTCACGATTGTCCTGCCCGATGACAGCATCAAGCAACTCGTCATCTACCCCTCCCGGGCCGATTTTCCAGAAACCGGCAAAGAGGCCCGCATCTACCTCGCGCAGGATAGTGGCACTCTCTGGCTTTGGAATGGCAGCACCTACCAGCAAGCCACCGACCTCCCCGCGACCTTTTCCGAAACGCCGCCCGCCTACCCTTACACCGGGCAGCGATGGACCACTCCTTTTGATCTCACGACCTACGAATGGTTCGCAGGCGCGTGGGTCGAAAAACCAACCAACAACTAGAAAACACTACCACCATGGCAGCTATCTCCTTCCCATCCAGCCCCGCGCTGAA